TATTTTCGGGGGAATACCTAAAGATACAAAAAAGCCAACTAATTCGCAATAATTTGTGTATGAATTAGTTGGCTGATTTTGTAATATTTAATGAATGTCCCAGATTAATTGCTTGTAATATAGTATGTTGCAAGTTATCAAAAAATGTGCAAGGATAAGTTCTTGCACATTTTTTTATTTATGCTCTTTCCAGTTTGGATCAAAAATAGGTTCTTTTCCTAGTACTATCCATTCAACAGAAATCCCGTAATCTTCATGTATATACACAATCCATTCAGGCTTTAACACACTTCGACCTGGATAAAACTTTACTTGGTTCACATTCCATCTGTTCAAATTGTGTTTTCTAGTGAAAGTCTGAAGCCCTCTGATCTTTTTCTGTTCTTTTAATATTGCTATAGCTTTAAAAAAACGATTGCTTATAGCTATTCCTTCATCTGATATATTCATCTTATTCCCTTATTAATATTTTGGTTCTTTATGTCGCTCGTTGAAATATCCGACCCACTTACATGAGCACATCTGACAACATTTTCCTGCTGGGCAAGAAATTTTTTATTCTGTTCCTGCATTGATTCTATAGTTCTTTGCTGAGACAACACGGTTTCAGTAAGTCTTGATATCTGTTCAAAAACTTCTCTGCTCATAGAAATGGAATCACTTTTACCTTCCAGTTTTTGTTCTATAAGTTCTTCTAAAATCTTTTCTTTTAGCTTCTCCTTGTTGGTTATGGGAAGTCTTTTTTCCATAATTCCAGCTATTGCATCACCTTTTATGAACATTGGCACATCTTCCCCATCCAACCACCCTGGGGTTAGATGATACTTGTTTTCTAACAAATATTTGTTTTTATCTGTTAGTGATACATTTCCTATTTCAATCTGAGAATAACTGTTTTGTCTCATGTGCAATACTTCAGCAAGCTGTGCTTGGGTCATTCTTAGATATTTTCTTAGATATTTTAATCTATTATCCATAAAAAAATAAGTTAAATATATCTGTTTTATAGAATTT